CCAGACTCTCCTTGCGCACCCCGTTCTCCTCTATCTCCTTTGAGAATTTTAACAAGAGAAGATTCATCCTCAGGCAAAGGAAATGAAACTTGTTCAAGAGCACTAAAGATTTTATCTTCTAATTTTTCGAACTGTTTCTGAGTATGTACAACAGAAAAAGCAGTCGCTATTTTATCAAGATTGCTCATTAAGTCGCGCCATATACCGTGTCAATTCTTCTGTAAGCTCATCATCTCCAGAAGGAGTATATTTTTCTTTTGGTTCGTCGGGCACAACTTGTACAGGCACAGGCTTTGGTTCTTCTACTGGTGCTTCTTGTTCTTCGTCGCCGTCAGGTATTTCTCCACTTTTTTCTTCATCTTCAATTTGTTTTTTCATTTCTTTGATATCTTCATCTGACATCATCAATATATTCTTAGAAATAAATTCTTTAGAGAAGAAGTCACCAATATATGGTTGTGCTTCGTTCAACGTTTGTAAACGTTCGCGAAGAATTTCCATATCTTTTAATTCAGTGAAATGATTGTCTTTAACATAATCAACGACGATGTCTGTTTTCCAGCTATCCCAATCTTCTTTTGTGATTATGCCTTTTAAGATTAATTGTTTTTCAAGTACATCAAGAAAAACGAAAGAGAACCTTTGACGAAGCCTATCAATAAATTTTTGAAACTTAACTTCATCTCGTGTGATTTCTGTCGAACGTCCGAGAGAAAACTGTGCTTCTTGTTCGAGCCGATTAATAGGCACATTTAAACTTCGATATAATCGTTTTTGGAAATAAATGATGTCGTCAATTTGACCAAGATTATCTCCACCAGGAAGTGTAGAGATTTCAGTACCTCTTCCACCCTCTCTTCTCGGCAACCAAAAATCTTCAAGCATAGACATATGTTTTCGGTCATCTTTGAGATTACCAGTATCTGCGTCATAGACTAATTTATTTCTATAACGGGTCATAATATCTTTCATATACTGTTCAGATTTACCGCGCGGCATATTACCAACATCGATATAAAATATTCTTCTCTCTGGTGCTCGGGCTAAACGATAGATGACCAAAGAGTCTTCCATCATTCTTAATTGATTAATTGGTTTTAAAGCTTTATGAAGATATGATAAAACTTTTTGTTTTCTTTCGTCTAATAATCCGGATGTTACATAATTAATAGAATCTGGAGAGAGTCGAACTCCAGTACTACTTTGTCCTGGTTTTTCTTCGAAAATATAAAATTCTTCAATTTCGGTAACAATTTTTGCACCAGTCTTCGGATCTTCTTTTTTCTTTATCTTTTTAACTTTTCGAATTTTAGAAGAATCAATATGTCGTATTTCTTGAATACCCGCTTTAAGGTTTGCTTCATTAACGAGTAAATGATGGTATGATCTTCCATCAACATACCAAGATCTAAAGATGTCATGACCAAGGTTGTTGAAATCTAACATTGCAACAATGTTGTCAAATTCTTCTTTAATTTGTTTTTTAATTTTATCAGGAGCTTCTACTTTATCTAATGTAATGTCTACATTTTGCTCTTCTGCACTGTGACAAATCGCTTCGTTAACAATTTCCTCAATTGCCATATCAACTTCTGGTTGCATAGCAACGCCGCGATATCTTAAAATAAGTTGATGGTTGTCTTTGGACCCATCGCCGTCCATATTCAAATATTGACCGTAATGACTACCAGAAGCCGTTACATATCCAGCCCCATCATCATCAGTAGGAGGAACTACAGATTGTAATTTCTGAAATTCTCGCGAGGCTTTCGAAGCTTTTTTCAATTCAAAACCAAATAATTTAAATATGCTTTTATCTGTTTCAGCCATTTATGTATCCTAAAGTAAAATAAAGGGACTCCCCGAGAGAAGTCCCAGTTATTTAGACAACAATTTAAGTTGTTGTATTTGATTCCCAGTATTGATAAGTGAAGTTTACATCAAACGTTTCAATCTGGTCGTTTGCTTCATAGTCCAAAACGATTGGACCGATGTTGGTTGGGAAAGCACCTCTGAAATTATATCTCTTAATTACAGAAGCGTCTTTGTCCAACTGATCAACAAACATATCAGCTTGGTAGTCTACAGGATTTACTAACCCAGTATTCGCGCTATGCTGATTGATTCCGTTCATCCATCTTTCCATTGCATCTCGAACATTGAAATCAGTATCGTTGAAACACGTTACTGTCCAGTCTTCGAAAGTGCGGTCGCCAGCTACTTTTAACTGACGTCCTCGAAAAGGAACGATGATTGGAGTTACTGTTGAGCCTGGAAGCTGTGCTGTTTTACACATAAAGGAGGTCAGTTCGACATCTCCTCCTGCATATCCAGGAAAGTTGATGGTCGCCTGAAATAAATTCGGACGAGCACCACCTCCAGTCATTTTTGCTTTAAAGTCATCGACTCCTAAAATTGCCATTTTTTACTTCTCCTTAAACTGAGCCAACGACTTCTTCAAACTCGACACCAGTTCGTACAGCTACAAAGTTNAGCGTAATGTAGTTGATAGAACGTGCTGGTTTGATGAAGATGCTGGCTACAAATCGGTTTGAATCAATGACAGAAGCTGTGTTGTTCGTTTCGTCGCAAATTACTCGGAAATCTGTAATTCCTCGCTGACCCTGAATTTCTCTCAAGAAAGGCTCAACAATATTTACAAATTCTGCTCGAGTAAATTCATCATTGAATTCAAACAAGACGTTTCTTGCTGCGTTCTTAATTGCTCTTTCTACAACGAGGAACAATCTTCGAACATTGATTCGGTTAAAGGCAGTAGGTCTAGCTTCTAGAGTCTTATCGCCATAAAGCATAACGCCTTGTCCAGGAAGATTAACAATTGGGTTAATACCATCTTTGTACAAGTCGTCGCGCTGCGACCTTGTTGCGTTATAAGCAAGAGAAGTCACTCCGTAATACAATCCGCGACGTTGACCAGCAGGCGAGTACCATGGGCCAGCAGCAGCGTCAGTACCTGCCATCAATCCAGCTGTCGAAGAAGCTGCAGGGATGAACACATACTGATCATTGTATTTGTCATAAACCTTTAAGTAATTATTATCCATAATTACATAAGACGATTTGGTTAGTGATTTCGAAAGATTTTGGGCTGCAGACACTGCGTTTGCTGGAGTTGCATTTACAATTCCCGATCTGTGGGGCGATGTTACAACAACAGCGTCCTTACGACCGTCAGCAGCAGCAACGATTCCTGTCAAGTAGTTGACAACCTGTACCTGATCTGTTTGATTCGACATTCCAGGAGCGATTAAGAAATCAACTGTAATGGTGTTTGCGTCGTCAAACAAATCAAACCCAACAGATACTTCACTTGGGGTAAGAGTTGCGGAGTTTGCACCTGATCCCATACTAAACTCGGCAACTCTAGATGCGATGTTAACACCGCCAGCAGAATCCCTAAAGTTTGTATTAAGAGCAGGAGTGTTAGAACCGTTACCTTCTAAAGCAGCACCCTCACCAACTGCCCAAACATAGTTTGAACCATTGTTGATTACGTCTCTGATGAAGTTAGTAGTTCCATCTGTTGTTTTTGCGTCTGACGCTAAAGATACATATTCGAAAGTTTCTAGAACCGTACCTTTGGTTCCAGAAAAAGTACCGTCTGAATCGATAATTGCAACGTGAACTTCGTCGAACGATCCACCAAGATCTGCTACAAAGGGCGAAGTTCCAGGAGGAGTGTCGAAGTTTGCGGCGTAATCCCACGTGTCCCAACCAAGGGGGTGATCACTTGCACCACTTGAGTCAACAGCCGCACAAATAGAAACTTTCAACGAATTGGCAGCATCTCCCGCCCATTTACCGATAAAGTTAATTGACGTGCTTGCTTCAAGCGTTGCTTTTTGTGAGTTGAAATCATCAAGGTTTTTGACTATAGTCGTAGATGATGGGGGTTCACTGCCAGCAGAATCAATTGCGTTATATGCTGCTGATGTTGCGGCTCTGACCACATACATGCTACTGGAGTAGCGTAGAAAACTTGCAGCTGACAAGAAATCTACTGCTCCGGATTGGTTGGGCGCACCGAAAGCATTTACTAGTTCAGATTCATTTCCGACTAAAATTGCTTCTTCGATTGGACCCCACCTAAAATCTCCAACAAACGCACCTGTGGTAGATGAAATATTAGGAACAGTTCCTGTTAAATCGATCTCTCTGACAGTGATTGCGGGAGACAAACTAGGAGTAAAGAGTGCCATAGTTGTGTCCTTCTCTCGTTAAATTTATTATAAGGTCGCATAATAAGAATGTTCAATACCGATTTATTTATAAATTCAACAAATTACAACTTATGTACATCAAACACTTGCCAATCAGAACGATCAATATCTTCACGAGTCATTTCATACCGCTGTATTTGATCTTCTGCATCATCGATAAACCCAAAGGGAACAATGTCATCTTCGATGGCTTTCATTTTCTCATCAAATAACATTTGTTTGAGATTAATGTCTGTCATATCTGCGAACATATTACTTGTACAGAAATACCCAAACATAACAAGATTCATCATTAGGTCATCGTGATTACCATCACTGGCTTCATATGACTGACCCTTTGCAACAAAAGTTGAGATTTCTAGTATGGTATTTTCATCGAAAATTTCTAGTTTTTTTTCTTCAAGCAGATCTTTTATACCAGAACAGCCAAGACGCTTAGACTTACGAGTTATTTCTATGCCGATTGAATTTGCTTTAATTGCAGATTCGACATGAACATTCTCATATTCTAGATCGTGATAAAGCCCATTACAAACTACTGTCCCCTGATCATTAGACTCAATAACAACATAAGCCATGTTATATACTTTTGCGTACTTATAGATAATATCAGGGAAGAGTATTGGAGAGATAGTATTGTTCCGATATACTGCCACTTGTTTGAAAGGGCGTGTCGAAATGTCAATGACAGTGAACGTAGAATAGTCCTGACCTCTTCCTTTCGAGACATCAACGGTCATGATGTACTCGTGCTTGCTAGCAGGTTCTGAATAGACGGACAAAAGACCGCCCTCTAAGACCCGCAGAGGCTCTCTGGATCTTAAAGACATGAGAGTCTCTGCGTTTATTAGAGTATCTCCTGTCCCGAAAAATGTATTCCCAAATTCTTGATCAAATTGAAGCGAACTTGTGTTTGCAACTGTTTGATCTTTCCATTGTTGATCTCTTCCAGGAACATCCCACCAATCAACGCGAAAATTTTTAAATTCATTGACACCTTGAACTGATCCTTCCCAGATTTTATGAAAGGTATTGCCAATACCGTTTGCGGTAGAAGTAATAATTACTTTGGTGTCTTTACCAGCAGAAATTACTGGATAAGTGGAAGTATAAAATTCTGATGCGCGTTCCACAAAAGCAAACTCATCAAGAAACAACAAATTGACAGACATACCACGAATACTAGATCCAGAAGTAGCAGCAGCAATAATTCTGCTATTGTTTGAAAATTCGATGGAACCTTTGTTAAGAGCTTTGCATCCAGGCTGTAGAAAGAATGGTAAATTTTCGAGAGCCAATGTAACACGAGCCAACATCTCCCTAGCTGTTGCGCCTTTATTGGCCAGAACAGCAATTGTTTTTTCTGGGTGGAATAGCGCATACCAAAGAAGATAGACTACAGAAGAAATAGACTTGCCAGACTGACGACAAGCAAGAACGATGCTAAACCTGTTAGAATTGAAATGATCAAACATCTTCTCTTGGTAGGGATATAATCCAAAAGGGACCAACCCCCTGTCAAGAGATATGATCTTAACATAAGTACGAGCAAAGTAAGAAGGAGACTGCATACAGAGAACATATTCTTTTACTTCATCTTCAGTCCATTCTTGTACAATACCATCGCGTTTAATATTAATATTGCCAAGATAAGTTTCACTATTCATTCTCAACGCTTTCTGCATTGATCACCTTTTCTTCATTTTGTAATAGACGTTGTAAGTCAGTCGTGCTACCTAAAAAGACATTGTTGTTTGTAATCTGTTTTTGCTCTGGCTTGTCTTCTTTCTGAATATCTTTGTGTTTTTTATTCAAGTCCATCAATTTATCGGTAACATCTGCTACATTTTTGATCATCCCTGATAACACTTCGAATGCGCGCGGGTGCTCGCTCTCTCGAGCAACTTCGATCATAAGGTCGAGAGACCTCTTGCCTCCCTCAATAAGCTCGAGGTAAGTGTCTCTCGAAGTCTCGTAGTCTGATTTTATGTTTTCTTTATCGCTCATAAAGACTATTTATTGTTATTTAAATCTATCTGGACCATTGACCCAAATAACAATTACCCAGCGTTCGCCTTTTGTTACAGGAGTAACCCTGTGTAAACAGAAACTAGGGAACATACCGATCGAACCCTGTTCTTTTGTTGCCTGCATCATAACACCGTTCGAATTAATTTCCAAAACCCCGCCTTCATATTCTTCTTCAGGCGTTAGTGGTATTGAAACAGATATCTTACGGGTCGCGCTAGACTCTGGACCAGCATCAATATGCCAGTCATAATGAGATTCGTCTTCGCCTTTGTAATGCAATAATTGTAATGAATGTGTAATTCCTAAAAGATTAAATCTAAAATATTCAGCGTTGGCGGTTGCAACTGCAGCAGAAATTCTATCGAAAATCCAAGAAGATTTTTCATTTAAATCAATAGAATATGTTTCGACTTCTCGAGTTTCTGGTCTATATGAACGATTACTGTCGGAACCAACTGTAGATTTTTCACCATAAGTTTTAGAAGAATACTCATCAACAATTTTCGCGCATTCTTCTGGAGTAAACATAAATTGGTTATTAAACTGGCTGTGAAAATTAATAAACCCTGGAAACAAATCGTCACAGGTTCTCATCATAACCCCGTTATAAATGGTTTGAGATTGTGGTAACGCAAATTTTCTAACCGGATTTTCGATAATCTCGTTTTGTTCAGGATTTTGTACCACAGTTGTTTCTGGATCGAGAAAAGATTTTTTGGTTTTCGTTGCACTATTCTGATTTTTTTTACCGCCCATTTTCCCTCTACCGTCAAATACATGATCTTTATATGGACCATTAGCATCAACAAAATGAAAGAAAACCTGAACCTGCCACTCGCCTTTATATTTG